CTATAGAGGAAGTGATAAGTGTTTTCTCGAAGCCGTCCGGCATACCTGCTGTCGACAGCGTATGAATGGTCAGCGTGTGTTGGCCGTCTGTTAATGCCGTGAAGGTCAAAGTCCGCGATCCTACCGTATAGGTCGTCTCGAAGAGTGCAGATACATAGGGGCAGTCGCCTATTTTTGTCGCGAGAGAGGTTCGAGTGCTGAACTCGTAATTGCCAGCGGGACTACTGGCGCGCTTGAATGCTATTTCCCTGCCGTCGAGAGTCAGCACCACATAGGCACCATAATCGACGTTGGTATTTGCGAAAATGAAAGTGAACGATGCCGGGCTTCCTTCGCTGTCTATGCCGTTGCACAGCAGCGAATAGGCGAGGCGGTTTTTTGCCCAGCCAATCAGGAATGGTTGTTTCTCTACTGTTGTCGACATTCTATTTGTTTCTTTGATGCAAAGATACCATTATATATATGTGTTGTCGGGGACACTACTTGTGGATGCCAGCGAACACCCGTATCACCTTGCCTGCCTGACCTTCTGCCACAATGTCCACCAGCGAGGCTTCCTGCCGTTGCAGGGTGCCGCTGAGCCAGTCGCTCATGGAGCGCGCCGTGTGTCCTACCAGCGCGCGGGGTGTGCCGTTGCCGACACCGTATTCACGGAATATGCCATGCACGGGGAACTGGAAAGCCACTCCTGCCACGTCGCCACTGTCGCTCTTCATCTGGTATTGGATATGGGAGCGCAGGATGTGTTCCGTCTTGCCTTTTTTCTTGCCGCTCTGGTAGGTGTGGCTCTTTTTCTTGCCCTTACGGAATGCCGATGCCTGCATCTTGGCCATCTGCTGCACAGTCTGTGACCATTGCTGCATTTGGCGGTTGTATTCCGTGTCGGTCAGAACGTCGCGTCGACCGCTCACCACGTCGCGGACAATCACTTTCTTCGCCATAGCCTGAATATTGCGTAGCCAATCAAGGCGATGACGGCAATTATTGTCACCCAGCCGGTCTTTATGAGGAACTTCTGGCCGCCGGTGAGCTGTGCCGGTACGTCCACATATACTGTGTCGGACTTCTCGCTGCTGTGGAACTCTTCGTGTGTGGTGTCGCTGACAGGTATGGCCAGATCCACCGGCGCGGTCAACGTCTGCTGTTTATTGTTCAACGTGTGGTGAAGAAAGCCGAAGGTGTCAATATATGCCGTGCTGGTGGCCATGCTGGTTTCCAGCTCCGAGGTGTCGGTATCGGGCAGCACATTGACAATCTTTTCCACCGGCACTTCTATCTTCACGCTGTCGTGGACGTACACTATGCGCTCCACGATGGTCTCGCGGATGCTGTCCTGGATGGTCGAATGCGACACCGAAGGGGGTGCTGCTGTCTTTCGGCAGCACCCGGTCATCAGTGCGATAAATATTAACCCTATAACAAAAACGTGCTTTTTCATTTCTCTGCGAATTTGACGGTCTTTCCGTTGTTCAGTACCAGGCTTCCCCAGCGGATGCTGTCGAGACGGCGCAGCCATCCTTTCAGGAACTTCTTTTGCGTAGGTTTGGCCGCCACGATGCGACGGAAGAACATTTCGCGCTCCACCTTCAACTGGTCGAAGAAAACCTTTGCATCGACGGAGTTGAGTGCCGCGATGGTCTTGGGGCCCACGATGCCGTCGGCCTGTACACCGAGCATCCTTTGCGGTATCTTGATACCATGTGCGCCACTTCCCCACACCCAATCTACGAGGATGTTGGCCAGCGACTGGCTTACAATCTGGTCAGCTTTCCAGCGGTTCCAGTAGTGCGGTCTCAGCACGGCATTCACAGCGTCTTTGTCGCTGATAAGTTTGAGGTCGGCCACGTCGATGTCGCCGTCACCGTCTTTGTCGTAACCTACTTTGCGCCATGTAGCGATGGTCACGCCATTGTTTGTGGCACCACCTGCATCGTCGGGGTCGTTGACGAAGCCTCCTTCAAAAGAGAGGATGAAGGGTGCCAATGTCATTACATCTGCCATTACAAAACTACTATTTGGTTGTTAAACATGCGTATATTGTCAATAGACACCGGCACGACATGGCCGATTTTGTTTCCGGCTTTGTCACATTGCTGGATGCCGCGCAGCCGGTTGCTCTTCATCGACACCCGGAGTCCGCAGGTGTAGGCGTGGCTCATGCTCACCACTTCGCCCTCTTTGGTGTAGAACTGGATGCTGAACAGCACACGGCGGCCATACTGGTCTTCGCGAGTTTCCATTTGACGCACAGCGTCGACTCTTCTGATTGTTTCCATATTGCAAAAATAGGCCTATAAAGAAGAAAATAGAGGGACACAGGGGTCGGGCGAAGCCCGACGTGCGCAAAAACCGCGACAGACGTTCATTCCACGAAAAAATCAGTCAAAATTTTCTAATGCGAAGCATTTATTCGTTTCGAAAGCGGGGGCTCGCCCTACCGAGCGACGAGCGCGCGCCTTTAAACCTTTACCGATATGTGAAAATTAACATTTTTTTAACATTTCAGCAATCAACCTCACCTTCACCGCGCGCGCCTTTGCGCTGGAGTATGGAGCACCAGCTGCCGCAGGCTTGTTGGTGAGGCACACGGAAGCACGGCTTCTCTCAGACTCTACCTCACAGTAGAGTAGGGCACCGCTCCACAGTGAGGTTGTGTCTGTACTCCGGGCAGACTCTTTCTGTGGCAAAAATGAGTGGATGTCGCAGCACACCCACGGTTTTTGCCACAGTATGAGTCAACCTTTATGACTACTCAAACCACTAAAATAGAATTGAATACTATTTGCTCCCGACATTTATTTCGTGAGCAAACTGTGTTCAGAACGTCCTGCCACCGACGCGAAGGAAGCCGGTTCCCTGGCTCTTCTTTCGCAGCATCTTGCCGTACTTTGTCCACAGCAGCTTATCGACGGCATCGGAGAAGTGGGTGGCCTCTTCCGGCAGCACACCTGAGTCGCGCCGTTCCGAGCTTTTGTCCTTCTCCAGCTTGCCAGCCACCTGCTTCACTTTGGCGTTGTTCATCGAGATAAGTGCATACTTGCATTTGTCGCCGTTCACTCTGAACTTAGGGTAGGCAGGATCCTGCTCTCCCAGCACGATACCCCACAGCAGGTATTTGTCAGACTGTGGTGGTTCCATGCCCGGATGCTCCACCACCTGTACCTGCCAGCCGTAGCGTCGCAGGTAGTCAATGGCCATTTCGTTGAAGGTCTTGGAGTTTAGCACGTTGGGGTTCTTATGGTCGCCGTACTTATCTTTGTAGTACACCAGCTCACGGCAGGAGTGGTGTTCGTAGTAGGCGCAGAACTTACCCAGCATTTCCTCAATCATCAGCTTATCGGATCCGTCCGGCTTCACGAAGAACTCGTTAATCATCGTCTGGCAGATCTGGTCTGAGGCGCACCCCTGCACGAAGTCCCAGTGGCGCGGCTGTTGTACTGTCATCACACAGATGCTGCTTCCCCAGTCGAATGACAGTTCCAGTGGTGCCGAAGCGTCGCAGTCTTTGTCGTAGACAGAAGAGTTGTAGTCGGCATCGACGCTGTAGCCCATTTCGGCGGCCATGCCCTGCAGCCTGTCGCTGTCGTAGAGGTTGTAGTAAACATGCTTTCGCTCCTGGATGCTGTAAAAACAGTCTTCCACTTTATCATAATACATATTCATAATTTCAACCATGAATATCAGCAGCGGCAGCTGCTTCTGGTTTTTCAGCAGGTACTCGAATCCCAGCATGTCGAGGTTGTCGAAGGCGTTGCTGAGAGTGAACAGCACTCCGTCCTTCGACACGAATGGCGCGATCTGTCGTTTCAGGCGCACAATCTCATTCCACTGGCGGCGAAACTCTGCCACCAGTTCCGCTTTCCTGCCTGCTTCCGTTCCCAGGGCCTTGTATTCATCCACCACTTTCAGCAGCTCTATCTGCTGCATGACAACACGGTTCCATGTCTCGAAGATACGAATGCCTCGTTCCTTATAGTAGTAGTCGGCATAGTCGAGCACCCAGCGGCCCTCTTTGTTGATAGGCATGGAAGTAGAATACTTGAAGCCGTGGTGGAATGGCAGGTGTCCGAAGAACTCCCTGTTTCCTCGGTTGGTCGGCGTGACCTCGTTGTTGTACTGTTCCCGATCGAGCAGCAGGGCTTCGTCGACAATTTCATAATCGGTGTTGGCACCACGTCCGCTTCCCGGCTCACTCTGTGAGATCATGGCGAAGCGGGTGCCGTTGGAAAACGATATGATGTTGTCGAACTTGTTGAGAGTCTCGTATGAGTCCTTAAACCATGACGGCGGCTTTTTGCCTATGACATAGTTTACGTCCTTCTGGTAGCCAATCTGATTCAGCAGCTTCAACGATGACGGCAGCGTCCTGGTCAGCAGCTGGCCGTAGGTCTTGCCGGTCAGCGCGATGACGGCCTTGGGCATCAGCCGTATCAGTTTGTCCATGGTGAAGCCGATGTCGAATGACTTGCCGGTACCGCGGCCTTCCACCGACACCTCCCGTGGTGCCTGGAGCAGCAGCTTCGGCAGCTGGGCCCTGTTCGCTGATAGTTGTATCTCTGCCATAGGTCAGCTCTCCAACATGGCCACCGCGCCGTTGTCATCCACGCTGTCGTCGATGGCAGCGAGGATCTGCTGCCGTACATTCAGTGGCAGGGCGGCCAGCATTTTCTGATTGAGCAGGAATGATTTCTGCCCGATGTTCACCTGAATGTTGATGGTGTTGCTTTCCATGACGCTCGGATTGATGTTGCTGTCCGGCTGTTTATCCAGGTACTTCTGCAGCGTGGCGAGGTTTTTGGCACGGGCCTGTTCCGAGGTGTGAGGCGAAGAGATCTCTGCCATGAGCTTTTCGAGGAAAAACACTTCGAGGAACTCACGTTTGTAGTCGAGGTAGTTTCCCCACGTCTCACGGGTGAAGTCCACATAGCGGCGCGCCGTGGTCAGCGGAAGATTCTTCGCGGCCATGAGCTTGCGCACACAGACATTCTTCTGTGGGAACTGTCGCATGAGGCCGAAGCAGAAAACGCAGATCTCAAACATTCGTTTGTGGTCTTCGTTCATCGAGGCACTCTTGCCGGTGTTGATGAACTCCCGCACCACCTCGAAGTTGGCATCCAGCATACTGTCGAGTGATTTATACATATATATTAGTAGGTTAGTTGTTGTATTGACTCTTCTGTCTCGTGGTAGATTTTCAGCATTTTCTCCATCATGGGGCTGCTGCCTCCCAGTGCTTCTTTCAGCATCGACTGGCGCAGCTCCAGCTCCACCTGCATACGGCCTTTCAGCCATATCTCGTACACCTTGCCTTTCTCATTCCTGAACTCATCTTCCACCTCTTCCAGCGGCACCGATAGGATAGCTGCCAGATCCTTGCATCCGAATCCGACACGTCCGCATTGTTCCAGGTTGGCAATTTCTTTTTCTGTTAGTTCTCTCATACGAATGAATTTATACCGTCATAGTATTCTTTGTAGAACTGCATGACACCTTCGTCGATGGTGATGCAGGCCTGTTCCGTCCTTGGGTTGGTGTTGATATTCGCGCTGCATTCGATAGTGAAGTGGAAGTCGTCGCCGTAACCGGCATAGACTTTTGAGTGGTTACGGAACACGGCAATGCGCCCGCACTTGGTACGGTTCACCAGCTCGTTGAGCATCTGCCACTCCACACGGTAGCTGTTGGGGAAGATCTCTCCGACGTAGCTGTCCAGATGTTCGATGACTCCCTGGTCTATCCACTCTCCGAACTGTAGGATGTCTTCGGCGGCCATGCACCAGGTACTGAACAGCAGGTAGTGCAGCTTCGGCTGGTGAAGCAGCACCACCTTCAAGAAAGAAAGCGAGTCCACGTCGCCTGCCGTGATGAAGTGCCAGCATTGGCCCTTCTGGAACTTTTCGAGCATCATGGCTTCGAGCAGCCGTGCCTCCGAGAAGCCACGCCGGTAGAGGTACTGATTTGAGAAGGATGTGCACGCCGTTGTCCGCCGGTGAGAAGTGGAAGCTGTGCTTTTCTTCTCTTCGGCGGGCGGTGTGTTGTCTATGTCGAAGTTCAGATCCATGGTGTCAGATACCTCTACGTTTCATTTCCTCCTGTAGGTCGGACAGCTCTTTCTCTGTGGCCGCCATCTTCTCTTCTATGCTCTTGCGCCGTGGGCATTCCGGCATGGGGTTTTCTTCCTTGGCTACCGATTCCTGCTGATAGAGAAGTTTGTTTTTCGAGCGGTTCAGGCGGTCTTTCGCTGCCTTGACCTTGCGCGCCAGCTGCAGGTCGGTGAGGTCAGACAGGTTCTTTTCCACCTTCGGTGGTCCCGGGTGCAGCACCTGATCCAGGGAACAGCCTTCGACCACCTTTTTCAGCTGCTCTTCTGTCAGTGTACCGGCAAAGTACATTTCCTTTGCTTCATAGATGGAGTTGTACCGTTCTATCAGCGGTTCCTTCTCTGCCAGTATTCGCTTTCTTTCTTCCACAGCTTTCTTTCCGTTGCCTTCGCCGGTGTCGTAGAGGTCACGGTGCAGCTTCGACAGGCGCACCCATACGTCGTGCACTTTGCGCTTTGCGGTCTCTACCACTTCGGGCACAGTAGGCTTGGGTGTTGAGTCTGCAAAAGTCCGTTTTTCGTACCCTGAGTCTGCCGGGGCCGTGGGTGCCAGGCGGCGCACCTCTGCTATGAGGTCGTTGAGGGCAAAACGTGGTGAGCGGGCGCGGAACACGCGCACCAGGTTGGCATTTGTGCCGTAGCGTTCCAGCAGGTCGACACCCTGCATGTAGTCGCGGCTCTCGTTCACGAGCCAGTTCTTAATCTCTGTGTTCATGGTGCAAAGATACGAAAGCCGGAATGCTCTCTTTGGGACATCCATTTTTCGACTCCTGAAAATAGGGTGTACCGAAAAGTGGTACACCGAAACCCGCTTTTGAGGCAAAACGATTTCATTTTTTTGCTGGCTGGACAAAAAACCGTGTAGAACTCGTAGAACTTGTAGTAATTGTGTAACCTACTGAAATATAATAATATAATTTGTAGCACACCTCAAAAAAGTCGTAGAATCTTGTAGTAACTTCTACACGTTACTACAAATTACTACAAATTTGTAGTAAAGTTTTTGGAAAAATTGATGTTGATTTTCAATAATATACATACTTTACTACAACTTCTACGACTTCTACAAGAAAATATATCCCCTTTGGAGCGGAAAAAATAAAAATAGGGCAAAAAGAAACCCCGGCACACAGGGTGTCGGGGTCAAGCGGACTCGGATAGTCTCCTTGTCGGGAAGAGTGAGGTTTATGCCGCAGATACGCCGATGAGGGGCAGGCCGTTGGTGGCATCTTCGGGCTGCCACTCCGGGTAGAAGATCTGAGGCATCGGGGTGTCGTACTCGAACTGGAGCGTGGCACCGTTCTGGTCGGTGACGGCCTTTCCGCTGGTGGCCTCCACACCGTCGGCAATCTGAGCACCTCTTTCGAGGTCGCCGAGCAGGTGTATGTCGCCGTTGTTCAGGACGCACACGATAATCATTTCTTGGTTGATCATCGTGCCGAGGAAGCCCAGAATCTTGCGCTTGAAGTTCGGGTGGAACACTTCGAGGGTGGCCTTCATGGAGCGGCTACCGACACCGGCACCCTGGACAGCGTATTTCAGCTCTCCGAGGTCGCGGGCACAGTAGAGCTTCGCGAAGCCCTTGTTGGTGGCGACGGTGAACGCCTTACCCTCCATGCTGGTCGAGCCAATCTGCACATAGTCGGCAAATGTGGTCTTCGTGGCGGCGAGTACGGCATTGATACTCGTTACGTCGTTCTTCGGAATGAAGTACATAGTCTTCACACCGCTCATGTTGTTCTGGCAAAAGTCGTCGTTGGCCAGAGTCTCGATAGATAGACTGCAATTACTCATTGTTTAATCTCCTATTCTTTGAGGGTTAAGCGTTGTAGGTGACTTTCTTGGTGGCTACAGCCGAGGGGTTCATGCCAGACTTGAAGGCTTTGGCCTTGAAGTTGGTGGTCTTGGTGATGGTGATGGTGCTGCTGTAGGCGCTGCTGCTCTCGTTGGGAGTGCTGCCGTCGGTGGTGTAGCGGATGGTGGCGCTGCCGGTGGCGCAGCTCATGCTCACGTCATTGCCGCTGTTGGTGATGGCGGGAGTGGCCACGGTGTCCTGGACGGTTTCCTTGGTGGTGAACACAAGGTCGTTGTCCTCGAAGCCCACACCTTCGTACCAGTGGCCGAGGATGCAAACGTCGCGTTTGTCCTCCTGCATGTTGAACTGGCCAGCGGCAGAACTGCGCTTGGTGATATGCAGGATGTTCGACGGCAGGGTGGCGAAGATGTCGGTGGTGCCGGTCATGGACGGCAGGCCGATGAGGGTGTGCTGAGTCTTGTCGACCATCATGGAGAGGCCTTCGGCATTCTTCACGTCGTAGAAACCGAGGGCGCGCAGCTTGCGGAAGTAGGCGGTGGCCATTTCGGGGGCCACGCACAGCACCATCTTCTGGTTTTTCAGGAAGCCGGGAATGGCATCCTCGAAGGCTTCCACCTGGTCGAAGATGTCGCTGGCGTTGAGAATACCCAGACCTTCCACCACATGGGCGGGGTAGGGGTGGTCGTTGGCGGTGGCCAACTGCAGGCGGCGGCGCAGACCGTCCATTGCGTTGATGACGGCTCCGGCGGTGTTCGTCACGGGAGTAGCGGCGATACCCTTGTACACCATGTACAGTTCGCGCTCCTCGATGATCTTGTTGGCCACAAGCTCTTCCATGATGTAGCGCACGATGGGCCATTCTTTCAGCTTCTGGGTGTCGCCAGCCAGGAAGCCCAGCCAGTTGTCCTCAATAGCATCGGGTTCGATGTTGAGGTCAACCTTCATCTTGTGCAGCGGAATGACGTTGGGCGTGAAGGTCGTGTCGCCCTTGGGCGTGAAGCCGTGCTGGAAGGCCTGCACCACGCTGCCCTGGGTGACGTTGGCGGCCTCATACACCGTCTCGTCTGTCTTGATGTGTTTGATGCCGGGAATGGCCAGCGTCTCGCTGGGGGCCGTCATCTTGGCAAACAACCGGGCACGGTTGTTCTGTCCTTTCTTGTAGTATTCGCCGTATTGCGATACTATCGTTGAAACTTCGATTGCCATGTCTTTATGGTTTTATTGGTTAGTAATTACATTTTGGCGAGGGCCTCTTTGTACATCTCGCTGTCCTCGTAGGCACTCTGGAAGTCGTCCTTCGTCTCGGTGTCCTTGCCGTTCTGCTTCTGCTCACCGGCAGGGATCTTGTCGATGACGGCTTTCTGCTCGTCGATTTTCTTCTGGAGCTCGTCGACTTTGTCCTGATGCTCCTGCTTGGCGGTCTCGGCGGCCTCCGTAGCAGCGTCCAGCTTCTTCTGGAGATCGTCGGCTTTCTGCTTCTCAGCGTCGGCCTGCTTCTGGAGTTCCTCCATGCGGTCGTTGATTTTCTTCAACTGGTCGTCGTCGAACAGGGCCTTGTTGTCCTTGCCTTCGACCTCGTTGATGGCCAGCAGCGCGGCCAGTGCCGCGAATGCAATGATGCTTTTCTTCATGTCTGAATGATTTTTTTGGTTATTGAATAAATTTTTGAACATGGTCTGAAAGAATGCTTTTTTACCTTTCTCCTTTGGGTCTTCGAGGTCGTTGAGGGCCTCGGTGATGAAACCGTATTCCATGGCTTCGTCTATGTTCAGCCAGATGCCGTTGCCGTTGTTCTCTTCCATCAGGGCTTCCAGCTTGGCTTTGTCCGTGCCGGTCACGTCGGCATAGATCTGCACCATGCGGTCGTTGACCTTCCGCTGGCTTTCCAGTTCGGCTTCCAGCTCGTTCTCGTTACCGGCCACCCAGCTCGAACACTTGTGCACCAGGAACATGCCGTAGCTGCTCATGCGGCGCACATGGCCAGCCATTGCGATAATGGTGGCCGCCGAAGCGCAGAAACCGACACACTCGGTTGTCACTCTATCGCCCATCGAGCGCAGCAGTTCGAAGATGGCCAGCGCGTCATTCACGTCGCCACCGTATGAATTGATTTTTACTGTCACTTTCTTGGTGCCAGACGCAATGCCTTTCAGCTGGTCGCTCACACCTTTGAAGGTGACACCTTCGTCCCACCAGCTCTCACCTATGGTGCCGTACACCTCTATGGTGACTTCCTGGTCGTTCTCGATGATATTGAAGTAGTGTTTGTCCATAACTGTTTCTTTGCTGCAAAGATACGACTGCCAGCGGCCTCTTTTATGGTCAATTTGTCTTATACATATATATATAGGTATAAAAGAAAAGGGCTGCCGTCGGCAGTCCCTCTCCCCTAAAAAAGAAAACATGACTTCTCTTATACCAGCACCAGCTGCATCTGTGGCCACTGGGTTGTGCCGGTGAAGGTCAGCCGGTAGCCGGTGAATGCGTCGGCTGTTCCTTCGTTGCTGTCTGTCACAGCCACTTTCATCGGTTCCTCTGTGTCGCCCAGCAGCCATACCTTTTTCTTGTTGTCTGTCACCAGCACGATGTAGCGGCCCTGTTCCATACGCATGAGGTCTCTTGCGGCCACTCCTCCTTTGGCAGGGATGGCCACCTCTACCGTATGGGTGTAGGCGTTGCCCTCCGGCACCGTCTGCACCTTTACCTCGTTGAAGTTCACTCTCGATGTGTAGTGTCCTTCGTTCAGGCGCAGCTTCCAGCCGTCCATGTACGGCGTTAATGATTTAACATTCTTTACATCAACATAATGCAGCAGTTTTACACCCGCCATCGCGCTGCAAAAGGTGTTCTTTTCTATGTTTTTTTCCATGATAAAATGTATTGGGGACAATTTGACCAAAAATATTTGTGTGGTTTTTGTGTGGATTTTACGATTTCAATTCTTTCATTAGTAGCATTATATCCTCTTCTTTGTGTCGGAAATTCCTTTGGTAGTATTTTTTCAGGGCCTCGAAGCTCATTTCCTCCTCTGTGAGGTCGGCTTTCTCCAAAATTTGCCGCATGATTTTGTTTCTCTCTATGCCGGTGGCGATATGCAGCGTGGCCACCTGGTTGCATATCCGCTCCCGCTCCATGCGGTATATCACACGGCTGATATTCGCCTGGCGCGGTAGCCTCAGGTGCCGTCCGTAGCGCAGGAAGTCTTCATAATATATGTATATGTGTCCTTTCACCATGCCCTTCGGGAAGCGCGAAACGTCGCGTCGGGGTGTGAAGATCTGCTGCCGCTCCAGTCCTTGCACTATCATGGCGTATAGCCAGCCGTGCCCTAAGTCCACGGCTCTGCCGTCGTGGTGGTACTGCTCACGCAGCACCTTCCACGCCAGCGGATGCAGCTGTATGTCTATGGGTATCTTCTCGGTCATCTTAAAATAATTTTGTCTGTTTGGCTCTCTCGGCTTCTATCTCGCGCTGCTTGGCGGCCTTGCGCTCTTCGTCGAACTCTGCCAGGAATACGTCCACTTTCTTCTCGGCATCCTTGGCGGGGTTCATCTGCCAGCTGCCGCCGCCGCGCTTGGCCCATTCCAGCTGCTGGCGCAGCATATCGTTGACGGCAAGGAAAAACTCTTCCCTCCGGCTCTCCGGCCTTCGGCGTGGCGGTCGGCTCTGCATTACCTTCTCGATGTAGGGGCGCAGCAGGTTCTCTTGGTCACGCATCAGCTGCAGGGCCTTCGGGCGGTCGGGATCGTCTTTCCGGCAGCGGAAAAAGCGTCGCTGCCGGTAGCGCAGCTCCCGCACCTCTTTCTCAAATTCTTCACTCTTCATCGTTGAATAGTTTTAGTTGGTTTGGATCCTCCAGTGCGGGCATTTCCGCTGGGCGTATAATCTCATAGATGGCGGCCATGTTTGCCGCTGCCCACCGAAGCTCTTTGTACGCCTTGCGCACATGCTCGGCCACCGCTTTCTGTCTCTCGTTATCCGTCATAGCGCACCAGGTTGTATTCGTCGTTGCACACTCCGAAGCCCAGCTCCTGTGCTATGGTCATTTCCAGCCGTGCTCCCCGGCTCTTGTAGAAGTCCGGCAGCATGTGGATGTAGTTGCACTTCATCAGGTGCTCTATGCACACCCGCATGGCTTCGTCCCACTTCGTGCCCTTTGGCACCAGGCGTATCGGGTTCACCACCTCTACGTTCGTGCCGTAGATGCTTCTGATTTTGCTTTCGGCCACATAGAATGCCGCTGCTGCTTTCTCATAGTCAAGCCCCGTTATTGGGCCGCTGATATAAACTGTGTCTTTCATAACTTTGAAACTTGATTTTTGAAACTATTAATATGGAACTTCCACGTCGGGTTTCTTGGCTGTGCCTTCCAGCACTTCGCTCACCACGTCGAGGTCTATGCCGTACTGCTCTTTTAGCTTGGCATAGTTGAATGCCATTGCTCGGCTCGATTTCAGCAGCACCTTCATGTCGCCCGTCTGGTCGTCGATGCTCTGACCGGCTCCGGGGTTCTGCCTCAGGCGCGTCGGCACCTTGAACTTTCGCACACTCTCGCCCATGTACTCCTGGCTGGTCAGCAGGTAGTGGCGCAATGAGGCTTTGCCCAGCAGTCCGGCTTTGTTGTCATTCACCCTCTTTACATGCTGTGCGTACACGTCGAACAGCCGGTCGGGGTTCATGAACAGCACGTCGTAGGTCTGGCTGTATTCGCGCTTCATGCGGTCTTTGCCGAAGCCATAATCCAGCTTGAAGTCGGTTTTGCCGTACTGGATGGTCAGGTCGTACTCGTTCTCGATCTCGCCGTTGGTCAGCATACTCTCCACTCCGTGCCAGAACTCGCCCAGTTCGTCGGTTTCCTTGTTGCTGGCCTGCTGGTTCTCTATGCCCTGCACGAATACCTGTACGGCATCGGCATAGCTCCACGGAAGGTTGACTCGCCCGTCCAGGCATTTCACCATGGCAAGCACCATCCACCAGTTCTCTCTAATGCGCGTCATGTCGGTCGAACGGCTTTTCAGCAGCTGCTTCAATTCTGCATCCACCTGCTCCACACACGTCTCGTAGTGTGCGGCCACCCATTCCCGCTGCCGCAGTATCTCGTTGGTGATGTCGGTGAGGCCCTTCTTCTCGTAGGCTTTCAGGTCGGCCAATGCCGAACGCTCTTCGTCCGAGAAGTTGGTTTTCGAGACAGTAAGGTATATCAGACGGCCAAACAATGCCGGATCTGCATTCGGTATCTCCTGCCCTGTCAGTATCAGGCCGCAGTCAATGGGTGTCACCTCGGTCTTTTTGTCGCGGTCGATGTTGATGCGCGAACGTCCGCTGCTGTTGTACACACCTTTCAGCAGCTCTATTTTGAGGTAGTCTTCGTTGTTCTTGTATTCGTCGATATGGGCCAGCGCGTTCTTGCACCGGCTCAGATTCATGGCCAATCCGGGTGCCGTGCTGTTGGTCAGCAGGTCGCCGGGCTTGTTGCTCTGTGAGAACAGGCGCATGAGGGTTAATGCCATCGTGCTCTTGCCGGTTCCCTTCTGGCCGAAGATATTGAGGATGGGGAAGGCTCCGAATTTGGCGAACACGATGTCTCTGAACAGCGTGGCCATGTAGAAGCCCAAGCCCACCACGGCGTTGTCGCCGTAGCACCTCTGCATCTTCAATGCCAGCGTCATCAGGTCGGCTCCGCTGGGCGTGTGGATGAAGTTCCGCTCGTAGTTGAACAGGCCTTCGTCGCTCACATAGTAGCTGCTGAGTGCCGGTAGGTAGTACCACTGTTTGCCCACCTCCACGGTGCCCAGGTCGTCTATCGGCAGCATGGCTCCGTTGTCCAGCACGGCTCCATTGCTCCATGCCCAGAAGCCCTCTTTCTGCCATCCCAGTCGCTCCACCTCTCGGCAGCTCTTCGTGGCCTCGTAGAGGTAGGCTTTTATCTTGTTCAGGTCGCTGTCGTTGCCGGTGAAGAGGAAGTTGCCGAAGCTCTCCACTCGCGTCTTGAAGGCCGCCAGCGAAACGAGGTCTTTCTGTGGTATCTCCAGCACCTTCACTATGCCTCTGTTGTTCCGCAGGCGGTAGAGTCGCTTGGCGTTGACCGTGCTTTCGATATGGAACAGGGGTTCCAGGATAAAGTTGCTCACTTCGCGCCAGCCGCCGTCTATGCTCGTCTGGATATGGTAGCAGTTGTGGCTCATGCAGAAGCCGTATTTGTCTATCATGTCCTGCTGCTCCTGGGTGTAGCCTTGTTCGTTGAGCTTGCGCACCTGCTCCTCGGCGGTCGTCTTCAATGCCGCCGTCCACAGTTTCTTTGGCGGCAGCATCTTGGCCAGCTGGTCGACGTAGGCCATGCGCTCTCCTTCGTCGCGTTTCAGCAGCAGGGGTGCCAGCTCGTTGGCCACTCCGCTCACCTCCGTCGGGTCGGGTTTGTCGGTCAGCTCGTTTTTCCGGCGGGTGGCCACAAACTCAAACCAGCTCTTCCTCGTTTTCGTGAACTCACGAAAATGATCGGCACTTTCAAAGAAGGTGTCGGGATCCTGCTTCACGTCCTTGCCGTTCTCGTCTTTCAGCACCTTGCCGTTCTCGTCCTTCTTCGGCGGTATGGTCAGCACATACACCATCACACCGGCCTCTATCAGCACCTTGCCGTTGCGCTCGGTGGCTTTCTGTCCGGCATCGTCGCTGTCATACAGCAGCGTGGCCCTCCGCACGGTCTTCGCCAGCAGCTCCGCTGCCTCTTTGGTCAATGCCGTGCCGCAGGCGGCAGTAACATTGGTCACTCCCAGCTGGTGCATCTTGATGGTGTCGGGGTTCCCTTCCACCAGCACGGCTTCGCCGCTGTTCCTTGCCTCTGCTCTCGCGAAGTTCCAGCCGAAGAGTGTCTCACCTTTTATATATAGGGTGTTGGGGTCATCAGCATCGCCGCTGCTGTTGATGTACTTGGCTTCGCCTTCCTTGGCCTCTATGATGCGCCCGCTGAAAGCTATTGGCTCACCGCTGGTGTTGAATATGGGGAACATCAGACGGCCCCGGAACTTGCAGTAGTAGCCGCCGGTCTTCTTGCTCTGGGCGAAGAGGGTGCTCTTTGTTAGCGTGTCGTAGCTGACGTGCTTTTCCTTCTGCAGGTAGTTCCACAGCGCGTTCCAGTCGTCGGGCGCGTAGCCGATTTCCCATTGCTCCACCGTTTCCTGGTTCCAGCCTCGGCTCTCCACATACGCCTGCACCTCTTTGTGCTTGGCCAGCTGCTGCTGAAACCACACCACGGCCAGCTTGTTCACCTCCACCTGTTGCATCTTCCGCTCCCGAACGATCTTCTGCTCCGGGCTCTCCTGGTAGTCGTCTGTCAGCGTCATGCCCATGATGTCGGCCACATACTTCACGGCCTCCACGAAGTCGCACCCTTTCTTCTTCATCACGAAGTCCACGGCATTGCCGCTCTCTCCGCACCCGAAGCACTTCCAGTTGTTGCTCCTCGTAAATACTGTGAAGGATCCTGTCTTCTCGTTGTGGAACGGACACCGTCCTACCCAGTTGGCACCGGCGCGGCGCATTTCCACGCCCAGGCTCTCCACCACTCGCAGCAGGTCGGCTTCCTGTTTTATATAATTGATTTCGTCTTGGGGTATCATGTTTTCTTTCAGCTTTTAGGGGTCATTTCGATGTGTCTATCTCTCCGAAGCGGTACTGCTTCATCTTCTCTCTCAGCCGCCGGATCCGTGCCATGCGGTTGTCGTAGTCGTTTTTGTACATCAGCAGCTTCGTTTCTATCAGCACATTCTTTCGCTCTCCGTTGGCCACCTTCTCTACAAGGCTACGGCTCACGCCCAGTTCCTCGGCCACCGATGCTATGGCCCCGTGTGGAAGTCCTGTTATTCCAGCCATGGTTGCTCCCCCTGTTTTATCTCCTTCATTTCTTTGCGCAGCCTCAGGCAGGCGGTGTCGCTCACAAACATCTGGCGCACCAGGCGCGGCCCGTAGTCGCTCCCCTGTTGGTTGCAGTACGTCTGCCCGTCCTGCTCTGTCAGGCGCGGGCAGTTCAAGTCTTTGCAGGTCTTACTGTTCATTTTTGCCCTCCTTTTCTTTCTGGTTCAACTCCATCACCTTCTCGAAAAACTTTGCCTTTACACCTTTGTCCTTCACCACCGTGAGGTCGGCGCAGATCTTGTTGATGCTCTTTCCATGTCCAAGGAACTGCCCTTTCTCCACCACGATGCTGTAGGCAAGTTCGAGGCTGCCGACAATGGCATCATTTTTTACCTTGATGGGGTTGAGTAGTATGGCCATGATTTTGTCGCAGGGCCTGTCTTCGTTCTTTAGCGACAGCAGGATAACTTCCCCCGCGCTGATAGTCTTTGTTCTTGGTCTTCTGTCATTCATAATGCTTGCTTTTTAGTTATTCCACCATGCGTTGCTGTAGTCGTGCTGCCGTCTCGGTGCTGGCGTGGGTGTCGGCGTGGCGGTGCTCATTCCGTGCAGCCGCACGTTATGTTTCCGCACCGTCATCGTGCTCTTTGCCGGGTGGCCGTCCACCGGCACCGATATTCTGATCAGGTAGCTCTTCTCCGTCTCGCCCAGCACCTCTACTGTCAGATAGAAGAGGTTGAAGCTTCCGTCGAAGTTCCGCTTCTTGTATTGGTAGCCGCCCTTCACGGGCATGGTGTACATTTTCATATTACATATACATTATTACAAGTTGTTCATCTGTAGCGTTTGCCACGAATTCCCTTATTCGGGCAGCACGTTCTTTTACTTCCTCTCTACCCACTCTATTCTCGCAGAATAGTTTACCAAAGTGTGCCATTTTGTCAACCCTGCAGAACGATACCCTGTTTCCTGTTGGGGTTGTCTCTTCGTAGCTCTTTAGGCAGCTATCGCAGATTCTTTGGCCGTCACTCATTCCTCCTCCTTTCTCGCTCTCTTGCGCTTGCACCATGCCTCGCACACATGGCGCGGCGGTACTGTGGTCAGTCTTGTATGGAAGCACTTGTTGTTCATGGTCAGTCCTCCTTATTTGATTAAAAAGGCAAGTCTTCTTCTTTCTTGTCGCCATATTCCCGGTCAAGTCTCTTCTGGTACTCTTCGGCATGGGTAGTTTTGTTCCTTGATGCACTGGCACAGAGTTCAACTGCCGATTGCATACTGCAATATCCTTTGCCGTAGATTACCATGTTAAATTCCTCGCATGTAGTGTTTTGGTCGATGACGTGCTCAAAAACAGCATGGGCGTTAGTCCCCTGCTTTCCGTATTCGATGACACGCACCTCTATCTTCGGAGGTTCGCATTCATTGTCGGCGCAAAAGATTATCATTACGGGATAGCCAGTTGGCCCCATAAGCGGAGCAGCGACATTGATAAGCCTGCGCATAATCTCGTCATATTCCAAGACGTTGTAAAGGGTTTCTCTGCATTCTGTTCTCATAGGTCATTCCTCCTCCTTTCTCACCTTGCGGCGTTTGCACCAGGCTTCGCAGACGTGGCGAGGCGGTACGGTTGACAGCCCGGTATGGCGGCACTTGCCGCGTACCCAGTCTTGGAATCCGTCTTCTTCGCGGCTCCGGTAGTGGCCGCACGTCCAGCACTCCATCACCGGCTGTTTGTCATCCGGCAGGAAGGGGTTCTTCGTTGGTTTGCTCATATCTCTTTGCTTTTTAAGTTTGTGTGTTCTTGGTGGATGCAGGCGGCTCTCGCCGTCCTGCACCCTGGGGTTTCGTTCCTACGCACCCGAAATTTTTTCGACCGCGCCGCTCAAACGGCGCGGTGCAATAATTCTTCAATCTGTTTTGAAGCGAGGAGCGGGCGCACCTGAGAACTGTTGTACTTGTAGGTGTAGAGCAAAGCACCGTAGTCGGGGTAGTATAACCAGGCGAAGTTGCCAATGTACTCACCGACGGCCCATTCCCAGCCTAACTTATCTCCACCAGCCTCTTCAAGTGCTGCATCGATCTCTTCGTGATAGACGGCGATAATCTTGCCTTGCTTCTCGTTGAAGCCTTCCTTACCCAGCTCCTTCAGGCGTTCCATTGCATCGTCCCACTTATACTCTTTGCCGTTGTCGAGGTGGTGCAGGTCGAGGGCAAAGCTCTCGTCGCAGGTTTGCACCAGGACACCCACGGCGTTGCCGTCAGCGTCGCGTAGGATGCTCACCGGCTTCTTTCTCAAATCTTCGTCAGGGTGCTCACGCAGGTATTCCGTGCGGAGCTGCATCTTCATACTCTCAATCGTGGCCTGCTCTGCCTTGTAGGCATCCATCAGCTTGTTCTTCTCATCGGCCCACTGTTCCTTTATTTCGCTGATGACCTTGTTGGCGGCGGCGATGGCGCATAGGTGCTCCGCCTTGCGCTCGTGAACCTTGGCCTTTATGGCCTTCTTTGCCTCGTGCTGCTTGCTCAGCAGGGCTTCCATCTTTTCAGAATACTCTTCTCTTGTCATTGTTTGTTGGTTTTATAGGGTTAATACTGTTATTTGATATACTTGTGTCCTTTCTCCACCTTTCGGAACCATTGTGGGGCTTTCTCGATTCCGAAGTCTGTGGTGTGCAGCTCTCCCTTGACGGGAACGGCAAAGCACGTCTGAATGCCGTACACTACTTCGTGGCCCTTGGTGTAGTCTTCGTAGGCAAGGTAGTTTACCTGTATTCCTTTCCAGTACTTGCGGAACATTTCAGCCGGTGATAGTTTGTGAATCCTCCACACCATCAAGTGCAGCACCACCTTGTTTCCCGAACCTGCCTGTGCTACCAGAATGTCGTCGCCCTCCTTCAACTCCTTCGGAATACGGGTGCGCAGCTCGATGTCCTTCTCTCCTTCGAGAAATGACTCCACAAACCCCTTGTGCAATGTAATCATCCAGACCATAGCCTTCTATCTTATTGTTTTCACCCAGCGTCCGGCAATGTATACGAAATGGTCGCTGCCCACATACTGCCTGGCCAGCATCTTCACCTCGTTGTCCGTCATCTTCGGGCAGCGCGACATCTGGAACAGACGGGCATCGCCCTCCGTGAGGAACTTGCGCAGCCGCACCCACTCAAACCTGCCCTTCAGCAGGTCCGTGTGGCACTCCAGCACCACGCCGTCACGCTCCCAGGTCAGCAGAAACATCATTCTGCGCCTCCTTCCGTCCCTCGTTCATCCTTCGGCGTACCTTCGGCGGTGTCCGTCACCTCCTGCATCAGCTTCCCGCCCAGCTCCAGCGCCCTGCACCTTATCTGCTCGGCAGCGTAGCCGCCGGTGGCGAAGTTCAGCGCGTTGTAGACGGTCTTCTCGCTCACCGGGAACTCCTTCATCAGCTCCACCCTAATCTCGGTGGTCACCTTAATCATTTTTTCTGCGTCCATAATTTTATTTTTTCCAATTCAGAAATATTTACTACTTTTGTAAAAATTACGGTGCAAAGATAGTAAAATTCTTACAAATAAAACAAGAAAAAAGTGGAAAAACTTACAGAAATTAAATCAAGATTGTTGCAATTTGCTGAACAACAAGGATTAAAGAAAGAAGAATTTTATCGACAAATTGGCATAGATGGGGCTAATTTTCGCGGAAAAAATGCTCTTTCGGAGCTCGGCTCGGAGAAAATTGTGAGTATTCTTTCGACTTTTCCCGACCTAAATTCCGATTGGTTGCTCCTCGGCAGGGGTGAAATGTTGCGCTCTGCCACCCAGTCGGTGGGCAACATCAGTCACTCGACAGCCGTAGGGGTGAATGTCAACGGCAACGACATCAACATTTCCTACGATCCACTACTACCAACTGTCGAAAGTTTGAGCGACTCTGTGGCCCGTTTAACGGCCCAGAACGCCCAATTATTGGGTGAGCTTTCCAGGCTCATATCTATCGTGGAGAAGAAAGCCCTCTGAAAACGGCAAAAAACAGGGCCGCATTCCCCTCGCCCTGGAGTGCTGCCATCCCTATATATATAGTATAGGGAATTACAACGAAATTACAACAAAACAGGCCAAAATGTCAGTCATCCCATCCACCTAACCAACTGACACCCAGCCCAACAAAGAAACCAAAAAACAGCACCAAAAATCGCGGGTTCGAGTCCCGTTTGTCGCTCAAAGCTTGTAACACTGATTGTTACAAGGATATTTAGCGAAAAATTACAACAAAATGACAACGGTTTCTTTGTTGCTGGGTGCCAGCGACAAAGAAAAAAAATGTCTCTATCTGTACGCGCGCGAATAGCCAATTTTTATCCTGCTGTAGTAAGGACAACACCCCGGACAGGCTTCTATGTGGAATACTATGTCTATGATCCCATGGCCGATGTCATGCTTCGTCGTACCATTCAGTTGAAGCGTCTGCTGAACAGGTATCGTACTTCCAGGGAGAAGCAGCTGGCCGCCCAGAAGGTGGCCGACGAACTCAATCTGAAACTCGGTGGTGGTTGGACTCCTCTTCATGAGTCAGACGATGGTAGGCTCTACACCCCTATTGCTGACTTGGTGGATAAGTTCCTGAAAGCGAAAGGGAGGGAAGGTGTGCGTCCTACCACCTTGACCAATTACACCAGCATGACACATCTTTTCCTCGACTGGTGTGAGGATAACGGCATGGCGAAAAAGTACAGCGGAACTTTCCTCCGGGCCGATGCCGTGCGGTATATGGACTTCATCATGGATAAGGGGAACGGAAACCGTTCCTACAATAACACGGTGAAAGCCTTGCGCTGCTTCTTTAATTGGGCGCACGAACATTGCTACTGCAAAGAGAATCCTTTTGAGAGTATCAAGCTGCTGCCGAAGCAGCGGAAAAAGCGCATACTGATAGACAGAAGCACCCGTGAGAGGATAAATGACTATTTCAGCAGGGAAAAGCCACAGATGCTGCTGGTCTCGATGTTGGTTTATTCCTCGGCCATACGTCCGAAGGAAATTTCCAATATCCAGTTAAAGCATATCGACCTCGAAAAGCATTATATACTGATAGAAGAGACTAATGCGAAAAACCATAAAGCGCGCTGTGCTACCATTACCAAGGAAATAACGCAGATGCTGGTTCCTCTCTTGCGCCGATATACCGACAGCAATTTTTATCTCTTCGGCACCGGCAAGCAGATGGATCCAGCTCCACGTCCGGCCCGTACTAACTATTTTGCCAAAAACTGGAACAAAATGCGACTGGAATTAGGGCTGCCTGTGGAAATGCAGCTCTATTCGCTCCGCGATACGGGATTGACTGACCTTTTGCATGCCGGTGTTGACCAGCTGACGGTTCAGCATCATGCTGACCACTCTTCGCTGGCCATACAAAATATCTATACTGACCACTACGATGCGCAGCTTAACAGCCGCATCTGGGAAATGGCACCTTCGTTTTAGATCTCTATTTCCAGCGCATAGTCGTTTTCATCGGCCAGCACATAGTCATTCTGGTCGCCGAGCAGGAAGCGGTCGGCCACCTCGACGTATGGATAACCACCGCTGTTGTCGGTATGCGGTGCCACACCTTCGATGGTGCAGATGACGGTGTCTCGGCCAGACAGTTCGCTGCTGATTCTCGTTGGCATGATTCTGATGCCGTCGCACAGGATCCACCGCTTCTGTTCGTAGATGCTGCCTTCCTGAGGCTGTAGTGTGGCCATAACCTGCAGAAATGCCCATGCCGGAAGGTGGGCCACTATGCGGTAGCGGTCGCTGTCGCCCTTCATATCGTATAGTGGTTTCAGCCACATTTCGCCGATGGAGCGTTTGCCGACAGCCGACAGGTTGATGGCGTTGTCCACCTCGTCGCCTTCCTGGTCGTAGATGGTCGGGTTGGAGTCCTCTATGAAGATGTTGCCAATAATGGATCTTCTTCCCCGGTACTGCTGCAGTACCATGTCGAATTCACCATTGTAGTCTTCGTCGAGCAGCGAAGAGCAGCCTTGACTCTCCACCTGGCAGATGTATTTGTCGGCTTCTGTGCTCCACTCGTCGGCGTATGCCATATTGGGGATGTTCACGTCAATCTCTACGTCCTCGGACTCTTTAGCGTCGGGCGCACCGGCGGTGAGCAGGCGTGTGTCGCCTCCTACTTGCTCCCAGCGGAACTTCGATGTCTTTTCCTCTTGCGTACTTCTACGGTTGGCCAGCTCATTCTGAACGAAAGCATGTTTGTTCTTGCGTACCACGGCGGTAGGAAGCGAAAGTTTATCCGGCACAGGGTCGATGACGTTCTTTTCGGCCACCTCCTTTTTGCCGATGGTCTGCTTGAAGCTGATGGTGTATTTCTTGGGCGCATACTCCTGCCGTTCCTTGCCGGTCACCCATTGCGATATGTCGAAGCTGGCACCCTTCATTACGTCGCGGAAAAAGTCCAGCTGTATCTCTCGCGTCATCGGGTTGACAAACATGGAGAGTCCGAAAGCCTCGCAGATCTTGGCAAGGAACTCACCATTTGAGAGGTTAGGCACATGCTCTTTCCAACGCAGCGCATTGGAAAAGATGTTCAGCGGCGTGTCGGTCGTGTCGAGCGTCAGGCTGTCCTGAATCTCGTATTCGGTGAGGTATTCCAGTTCCCCGTAGTTCCGAAGCTTTGCTTTGTGCTGGTTGTAGTTGCCGCTTGATGTTTTGTTGTAGACGTAAATGTCTTCGTCTGCCGATATGACGGAGCATTTGACCAGACGCACATACAGCGGTGTCGATGTGTCCGTTGGCGGTTTAAAACGTGGTTTTACATTCCCTTCGGTATATCCACCTAAACCGCCACGGAAAAATACGTTCTTTCCGTTGCTTCTGGTTAGCTGTACCAGCGTACAATTTGTTGACTGGTAGAAGCTGATATATCCATGGTGGTCGAAAATATTATTGTACATCACACGGCAGCTACCGTTCGAGAATTGGTCGAACTCAACGATGCTGTAGTAGTCTGTGATGTCGAGACGGTCAAGTATCTCTGCATTGGTCAGCATACGGCCATAGAGGAAACCTGGTGTGCCGTCGGCTTCCATGAATGATAATGAGCGCAGCCTTATTGTCGGAAACGTAGAATTTGCTGTTCCGACGGCCAGCGCGTATATCTCGTCGAGGATCTTGCCGTGGTACTCGGTCACTTCGCAGCGGTCTGCACCTGTGTAGTTTCTCACCAGTTCCTCTTCTGGCAGCAGCATTCTGAAACCGAAGTTCACGCCGGTACCCCAGCCGAATGAGGTGTGCTGCTGGCTGTCGCTGTCCACTTCGAACTGTTGCGCCTTCTCAATGGTACTATTGAAGAGAGAAATGTTACCTCCCACATGTAGCCATGTTTTCACGCCGTATTGGTATACGTCGCCGTCCATGGCGTTCATCGACTGACTGTAGAGTCTCTTTATCTCTTCCGATTGAAAGAATGTGCCTCTGCTGCTCAATCCGGCATTGGCCAGCACCTTGCGCACCAGCCAGTCAAGTCTCAATGCCGGAGCAAAACAGTAGCCGTTCTGCTTTCCTGTTGATGCTTTATTAAACAGGCGCATGCCTCTTTTCGATGAATCGTTCTCTTCCTGGATTACTTTTTGACCGTCAATATACCATTGTTGCTGAGTGATGTAGTGCCAGAATAGGCGATTCACGAAGTTGAAGGTGAAACCTTTGTCCTCCCTGTTATCGTTCACCAGCGGCGAAATCTTATTGTCGAAATAGCCGTAGTCCTCGTTGTCGTCGTAGAATTTGGAGTCTATGAAGAGGAAAAACTTGTATATGCTGTGCCGTTTGAGGCTTTCGAGTAGGAAGGTTCGCCAGCCTGATTTGTGGTTTTCCTCGGTTGTGGCAATGACAACATCATCCCCGTAGTCGTTTTCGCGCAGCATCTTCTCGCCGAAGCCCACCGTGAAGTTGTTGGCCACCATGCCGCATTGCAGCGTCCTTTCGTCGCTGCTACTCTGCACATACAGGTAGCCTCGACTGATGGGTACACCGTCCACGGCCAGCTCACAGTCATAGCGACGGTTGCCGCTGCTCCACAGATACTGCACGGCTCCCAATATGCGCTGGTTGGGTTCTGCCGGTATCTCGAATGTCCACACAATATCAGCGGTGATGCCGTCATCGCTGAGAGCTGCATTGTTCTGTTCGAGCACCAGGGCGGTGTCTTCTGGTATGAATAACGGAGTACCTCCGACGGATATAGTTATCATGCTGTTGCGAATGCTTTTATAATGTCAATAATCTCGCGCTGTGGGTGTATGTCGGCGCGCTTTTTGTCGAAGCTGCTGGCGAAGTAGATGCCGCTTTTGCCTGCCTGTGCCCTTGGGCAGATCTCTCCCAGTTGATTGTCGTAGGGGTAGCGGATGCCGAAGTCTGCAATCCACTTTTTCAGCACCTCCCTCAGTGTGGCCAGCTGTTTGTCGCCCACATACTCGTAGTGTTGGCAGCCGTGGTATGGCTTGCAGCTGCAATACTCGTATGGCACACGGACAGGCTGTGCTCCTTCGATGGCTTGGTACTTGCCGTCTTGGTTGCAGTATGCCGGTGTCCAGCTGCCGTTATGCAGCACCACGGGCCCCGCGTTCTCGATGGCCAGCACTTGACCGTAGCCACCGCAATGCTCCAGCGTACCGTCGCGCCGGATCATGTAGGCGGGATGGTCTTGCTGGTGGCGAATGCTGGTCATGTACATATTGAGGTCTGGCCAGTACCCGGTTCCCACGATGACTATTTGCTGTTCACTTCCCATGCTGTGCTTCCTTGACTCGGCTTTCGAGCTGGAAGAGTACGCTCGGCACCGACAAATTCAGATACTTTTGCTCTTCGTAGAAATTGTCGCCCATCATATTGCGGATGAGTTTCAGCCAGTCTGTTCTCGGCTTCTTCTGTGGCTTTTTGCCGGTCTTGCTGGTCTCTTCCTCTTCGATGGGTTCGTAGAATATGTGGCCGTAGTGGTCGGTGAGACGCTTGCGCAGCATCTTGTAGTTGAGGGCCACGCAGCGGATGGTCAGTTCGTCGAGCTTCGAGGTCTGTTCCATGCGGGCCTCGGTGCCGTACTTGGTGAATGGTATGCGGCGGTCGGTTTCGCGGTTCCAGTCGGGTCGCTCCTGGCGGTAGAGTACCGCCGTCATAATGTCCCACCGTCCCAGCGAGGCGTAGCTGTCGGCGAAAGTCCACTCTTCCCACGTTACATCTGAGAAGTCGGCATTGTAGCCATAATAGACTGTGCCGTCCGGCATGGTCAGCTCTTCCATGAACAGTTTGCCGATGTTCTCAATGTCATTCATCCAGTCGAACTCCTTTGTGAGCCACCACCAATCCGACAGGGTGAGGCTGACGGCCACCACGTCATCCATGGCCACGATACGGCGCGCCAGATCGACATTCACCGCTCCCACTTCGACGTAGGCGCGGAACTGGTCGGCGTTCAGTTCCTCCCAGCTCTCCGGCACGTTGTACTCGTACCGCTTGCCTGCCACCTCAAAATCAATTTTCTTCATCGGTTGTCTCGCTGTTGGTCGTCTCGCTGCTGTTTTCCTCAGCCACCTCTGACACGTCGACAAATTTCTTCGGATTGTAGAAACAGGCGGTGTCCTTGAATGTGAAGTCCATGCGGTAGCCGACATATCTGTGCTGGGTGTTCTGCAGGTACTTGCCGATACCTTCGCTGATGTCCACCGACACGAATGGCGAACTTTCGTCCGATATGATGGCTCCCATGATCTCTTCTGCTATGCGCTCGCACTTGCTCCATTTGAGCTCAATTTCGTCATAGTCGTCGTGCTGGTCGTAGCGGTCGGCCACGATAAAGGACGTTGTGCGATCTTTGACGATATTGTGCTCATTTCCGCTGTAGCTCACGTCGCTGCCCTCTGCTATCAGGCAGGGGAAGCAGACATCGGAGCGAAACTGTTGGAAAAACTCTTCAAGCTCTCCGCGAAAGAAGTGCTTCTCTTCGGCGGTGTGCTTGAGGTCAACATGTTTCGCGGCCAGCGTTCTCAAAAAACTTGTGTAGTCTATGATGGTCGAATTCATGCCAGGAATGTTTTTTTGCCTTTGTTTCTACGGAATAGTGCTTTCTTTTCGTGGTCGGTGGCCAGCCCGATCTCTGCTATTTCCGGGTAGGTGTCCTTGTGCTGCTTGCAGAAGGTCACCAGCTGCCCGATATAGCGTTCTGCCATTGTGCGGTGGCGGTCGGTGAGGGCAGTTATCTGCTGTGCCGTCGGCGGGTTCTGTACCTTACCGGCATTGCTCGAAGCCTCTTCGCTCACTACCATAGGGCCGTTGCTTGTCAGCACGATGTTCAACAGCGGCATGGCCTCTGCCATTGCCCAATGAGCCACGAAACCTTGTGCCGGTCGCAGCAGGGGTGTGAGACGCTGCTGTGTGCGGTCGGTCATCAGTAGGGTGGCCAACTGTGATCCCACTCGGTAGGGCAGTTCCATTGCTTCTATCTCGGCAATATATCCGCGCAGCCTTGCGAACAGGCAGAAGTCGCCGTTCAGCGGCACGATGGCTTCCATTTCCTTCATGGAGTGGATGACGCTGCTGGTGCTTTGCGAGTAGTATTCCGATTGGGCGAACAGTGGCAGGTCGGCAATATGATCCATGCAATGACCTAATGCCTGGTTCATATAGGCGAAGCCTTGCCGATGCAGACTCTCGCGCAGCGCGTCGGCTTGGTAGCGGTAGGCACGGTTTTCGCCGTTGTTGTCGCTGATGCCGCTGTCGGCCAGCATGACGGCCAGCTGGTCGAATGAGTCCCAATAGGCCAGTCTCACGATGGCCATTTGCAGCAGCTCTATCAGTCCGTTCATAGGCATGTTGGTTCCAGATGTGCCGTGTTCCTGATAATAGGAGGCGGCAGCATCGAACAATGGAGCACCCAGCAGGGGCTTCACTCGCTGCTGTTCCACCGTAGCGATGGCGGGTGCCAGCGTCACGAAAGAGGTGTTCACATTCACCGGCAGGCATTTCTTGAACTCCTTTGCGCCGTCGGCGTTGTTTGCTTTCTTGAAAAATAGTGGCTCGTTCATGTGGTTATCTCTTCTTTAGCCTGGCCGGTATTCAACGTGGTCAGGATTGTTTCCTTGTATTTCAGCACCAGGTCGTCGCCGTGGCCGTTATATTTCAGTAGCAGCAGGACAGGATCCAGCACTTGCTGTTTTTCGATGTATGTGGTGATAACCGACACCAGGAAGCTCTCGCGGATGTCGGAGCCGCTGCCAGCATTGCCAGCATATGCACCACCCGGCATACCGGCACCCAGTACAGACGGGTTCAGCATCATGCTGAACAGGATTTCGCTGTTGGCCGCTGCCGATGTGGAGAGGCGTTCCTTCGCGTCTATCTCGTTTTTCAGTCTCTCAATCTTCCACTCCTTCGGCACCTTGCCGTAGTCATCTATGTTGCTCTCGGTGAAGATGGCTTTGTTGGCGTTCTCGATACCGCACAGGCTGTCCTCAATCTCCTGCATGGCCTCTTCGATGGCATTGTTGCGCTCCTCCTTGTTGGGATATTCAGACTCAGGGAACTTCGATTCCCAATAGTCGGCGGGTATCTGAATATGCCACATGAGCGTCATAGCGTTGGCGTAGCTCTTGGCCAGGAATTGAGGTATGCGGTGTGCTATATCCACCCATCCGCTCTTCCATGCAGCATCCCAATCGGGGATGCCGTAGTAGTCATTGTTGGAATAATAGTTGCGGATTCGAGGGAAGGCCAGAGGCTTGCCGTTGAGCTTGCCCTGCTGCTTCAATACCTCGATGTCGAAAAACGGATCATCCTCGTCGAGCATACGGATGACTTCGCAGGTCTTCTCGTCTGGGTTGCTGTTGTCGTAGTCGGGCCAGACGCACAGCCACCTTTTATCCTTCGACACACGGCAATGGCGGGCGTTACGCAGTATCAGGCGCACAATCTTGCTGCCGTCTTCGTTGAAATAGAAGATGGGGAATGCGTTGCCAAACTTGAACAGGTCGCGGAATGCTTGCGACATATACTGCCGGAACTCATACGAGCGGAAGTATTTCTGAATGTCCTGGTCGGAACATGGCCGCAGTTCCATGCTGCCGTCTTCGCTGTAGCCGGTGATGTCCATTGGCACCACACCCTGCCCGAAGCTCGTTCTCGCTTTGAAGCCGATGGCCGTAGAGAGTACACCCGTGGTACCGATGACGCGAACGGCTTCGTCCGGGTATCGGTTATCCGGGCCCCAGCAGACAAATTCCGTGCCGTTGACCGAGAAGGTGTCCTTCGGCTGTTCGGCGACTTTCTTGTCATTTTTCACCGTGACAGCAAAGATACGGTCGCTACTCATCAGTACCGGGTAGCCTTTTTTGTTGAATACGATATTCATTTTGCCTTACATATTATTAGTATAACCAGAAGCTGCAATGCCTGTCCGAGGATGCCACCGATGAATCCTGCCAGGCTGTCGAGCCAATCCCATGCGCTCCAATCCCACTGTCGCATTGGTTTGGTGTCGCCGTTGGCATGGTGTACGTCTTTGAACTCCATGCCGCCGATGCAGCCAATGCCCATCAGGAGTGTACCGAGGAAAGACACAACGAAGATACCTACGAGGTGCTTCCAGCGGTTGCTCTCCTGGAGCCAGCGCGGAAGGATGCTACTTATTCTCATTGTCGGCCTCCTTGAAGTACTTTCTTATTTTGTGGTCGAAGTAAGCGTCCAGACCTAACAGGCCACCCGCGAGTGTGAAAATTTCACCGGCTGCCCACAGCACCATGTCTGATATTTCGCCCACCGGCGGCAGGAACAGCGATACAAACAACAGGGCGACACCAGCGAGGCACAATGTCGCGCCGAGCCAGTATTTCTTATCTTCTTTTTTCATTTCTTTAATTATTTACATTGCAAAGATACGATACAGACTATTCAGTATTGGGGACACTATAACCTTGCCATATTGCGCAGGAAGTCCTCATTTTTCTCGAAGTCTTCCATGGTTTGACGGCTGATGATAGCCTGGCGGTTCTTTGGATCCTTCATGTAGGTGGCCAGCTCTCTCATCACCGACAGCAGCTGTGGATCGCTGACGGTGGATGTCGTGCCGGATGGAGCGGCTACAGTTACCGCTGGCGGGTTTACCACTACACGGTTCCGGCCTATCTCTTCCGATGCTGCCAATGCAGCAGGGAGTCGTAGCTGTGCCATTCCGATGTCTTCGAGTGCGCGTCGGTTGCCACGCTGGTAGTCTTCCAGCGCGTCGATAATGGGTGCCGTCGCGCCGTCGGTCAGCAGACTGTTCGATGCTACCCATTCGCGCCCGGCTTCACCGGCCATCATGTAAGTCTTCTTATTGACGAAGCCACCTTTAGCATAGGGGGAAGGTTCGGTGGCAATGGCGGCGATTTGCACGGCGGCCAATGCACCCGATATACCGGCGAGGATAGCATTGTAAGGTGGCGGCGCGGAAGAAAGGGCTTTCAGTACGGCCAAAGCTCCTTCCATGACGGCTTGACCGATGTTGAGGGCTTTCTGGCGTTCCCATGCTGCCTTCTGGATCTCCTTCTCTTTGTCGTCGTATTCCTGGTCGAGCTTCTCTTTCTTCTCGTCGTATTCCTCCTGCGATATGATGCCGTCGTCGAGCTTCTGCTGCAGGGCTTTACTCTCTTCGTCGTAGCGTTCCTTCTCCTTTTTCAGGCGGCGTTCACCGGCATTGTTGATGATGGTGTTGATGCTTCCCCACAGCTGCATGGCCTGCTGGCCGAAGGTTTCAAGGCCGGTTATCCATTTGTCGATAGCTTTGCCGAAAGAGTCCTGTTCTGCCGCTTCTTCTGCAGTGGTTTTCAGCTGGTCGAGAATGGTTTGTTCCTGTTCGAGACGCTGGATTTCCTGCTCCCGTGCGTCGATTTTCGCCTGTAGGTCGCCACTCCAATCACCGGCGCGCTGCTGATCGAGAAGCTGCATCAGTATTTCCTCGTTGCCTTCCTTGGCCTCCTGGATCTTTTCCTTCTGCTTCTCGTATTTCTTGTTGATATTTTCGAGTGCGCGGCCATAGTTCTCGAATGCCGATTTGTCGAACAGCATTCCGAGGCCGCTGCTTTGCATGGCGTTGACCTTCGACTGTGTGCCGGTACTCCACTGGCTCTCATCACTGCTGAGACTGGTGGCCTTGGTGTCGCCGGTGTTGATACGGTCGAAAACACTGCGCTGCATGGCAAGTTTCAGCTCATTGTACTTTTTGATAAGCTCATTGAGTTTGTCGATCTGCTTTTGCAGGCGTTCCCGTTCCGGGTCATTGTCGGCCAGCGCATTCATCTGTTCTGTGAGTGCGTCGGCATCCAGCACGGCTTGGCTGATGGCTTTGTCGATGTTCAGGAACTGCTGAGAAAGCTGCTGTGCTGCATCCTTGGCTTTTTGGATGTACTGGTTTTTGTCAGCCTCTTTCTCCTTGGCCGCGAACTTCTCAAATTCGTCGGTCATCTTCTGGATATAGACATTGAGCTGTTCCTGCTTCCATTCGGCAGCTTTGCGTTTGAGGTTTTCGAGCTTCTCGGCAGCCTCTTTCGCATTCTTGCCGGTGACCATTTTGAGGTCATCTTCCATCTTGCGGATGCTGTTGTCAATGTCGGCCACCACCTTCGCGGCACCGCTCAGACTCTTGGAGTCCATTTTCTCCATGAGGCGGTCATAGGTATTTCCGAAGCGTTCCCATGCCTCCTTTGCCAAACGTGCGCGTTTCTCGGCAGGCGTTTCTTTGCCGCTGCCATTCCCGTTGTTTTCAGCGGCCTTCTTTGCATCCTCTTCCGCCTTTTTGATGGCCTGTTCCAGTTGGAGCCATTCTTTATTTAGTTGATCTATTTTAGCAGCATCTTCTTCGAGGGATTTTTTTGTCAGGAAGCTAATATAGGCCATTGACTGCAAAACGTGCATCTTCGCCTGCAGACTTAGTATTTCTTGTTTTATAGCAGCTTGCCTTGTCTTCATCTGTTCTACAGTCATTCCAGACAATGACTGCTCAATGTCGGTTATCTCCTTTGCCACTCCCCGTGCTGCCGCTTCAAGGTCATAGAGTTTGCTTTCCATTTGACTATACAAATATTGCTCCCTCTTGTTGTTTTCAAGCGACATGGTGAAAGTTGCCATTTTCCGTTTTAGCACCAGTATTTCGCCTTCTATCTCGGCCTTTCTTTTCTTAGCATTTTCGAGGCTTTGGTATGTGATTTCTTCATCTTCATCTTTTATTGGTTTCAATGCTTCTCTGTATTTCGCGACAATACGTTCTGTTTGTTCATACTGTGAAGCAATAGCATTCAGTTGGTTCAATATGAGTGTATAATCAGACTCACCCCCACGGGCCGCAGGCATCTGAGAGATACTTCCTCCATATTTTGCAATGAAGTCCTCAAAATCTTTCATTGCATCCATTCGATTTTTCTTTCCTTCTGCTATGAGACGCACCTGTTCTGCCAAAACTTTCTCCACCTCGGCTTTTACGGCTTCGGACGGTTTCTCCTTCCAGGTGATCCAAAATTCAAGCTGCTCTTTGAGATTATTAATGACATCAGCCTGCTTCTCTGCCAAATCCCCATAAGCCTTTGACGTTTTTTCCGCAAAGACTCTATCGTATGCACTCTGTTTTGCAGCAGCAGACAAATCTTTGTATGCCTTTTCGAGATCTCGCAAGTACCCTTCTTCGTCAATATGTTTTGCAATTATTTCAGGGTACTCGTTTTTCAACTCTTCAAGGGCTTTCTTGTAGTCCTCTGTCCCCTTCTTTGTTTCATCTAATCTTTCTTTGAGAATTACAAGTCTTCCTTGTGCTTCACCGAACTGTCTTGCTGCCTCTTTTGTTGCCTCACTCACTTTGTACATATCACTACTGTGCCATGCCTTTACAGATAGTGCTGCAATGGTGGTCAATGCTGTTATGATTACACCCCATGGCATAGACATAAAAGCTTTCCCTGCTGCTTTTGTGGCAGCTGCATGGGCAGCTTCGGCTCTTGCAGCCTGTTCAGACACTTGAACTTCGAGACTGTAGACACGGTTTTTTGTTTTTGTTGCGGCGGACTGAATTAATGTTTCTTTAGAGTCCAACTGTCTGGCAAGTTTCTCCTTTTCCATCGCCAGCATATTCTGCAAATATTTCAGTCTTGCCGCTTCTTTTGTTGCAATAAGTTTCTTCTCGCTTTTTTCCTGTAGGGCTTTGGTCACCACTTCAACCTTATTTAGACCAATCATTTTTTCGATTAGCCCTTTAAGTTTACCGCTCGTGACGAAGCTTGCAATCCTTGCCCGGTTCCATGCGAGTATAGCAGTTACAACTGGGATAATAATTGCCGGATAGTTTTTCAGTAATTGAGCCACACCTGCAATGCCCTTCATCAACACAGTTCCGCTCTTTTGCAGGTGAATTAGTATTGGGTATAATTCATTACCCAGCTCGATGCGTACCTCTTCAAACCGTTTCTTCGCCTTCTCTGCATTAGCCTGCATGGTGTTGTTCATGGTGTTGAACTCACCCATGATACTCTCACCGCTTTTCAGCTGCTCGTTGGCTGCTGCCTGTGCCACTCTGATTTTGTCGATGCTGTTCGACATGGCACTAATAACAGAAGCAGCACGGGCACCATCCAGTCCGAGGTCTTTGAATATGTTGACCAATTCGGCATAGCCGCCTTTTCCGCTGAAACCTTGCAGGATGCTGAAAAGTGCCTCATTGAGGTCTGTTTTGACCAATGCTGAAAACTCCTTCACCGACATTCCGGCCTGTTTCGCGAACTCTTCCGGCTTTTTCATGATTTGGCCGATGAACTTCTGGAATGCGGTTGCCGACATTTCGACCTTCTGCATGTCCTGATCGAGCGCGGAAGCAAAACCCAGTATCTGGTCAGCACTCAGTCCTGCTTGCACAGCGATGCCTCCCATACGACCGGCGAAATCTACCAGGTAGTGTTCGTTGGCCGTAGAGAGTTTGCCCAGCTCGTTCACGGCACTACCAATGGCCAGCATCTGCTTTTTGAGGTCGCCGGTGGCGGCGGCCAGCTCATCCGTGCTACCGGCATACACCTGTGCCATCTTACCGATTGTCACCATGGCACCGTCACCCAGCACGTCACCCAGGGCCACATTGATTTTGTCGGAAGCATCCACGAAAGCGGCCACGTCCTTCACACCCTGAATACCCAGCTTTCCGGCTTCGTAGGCAAGCTCGTTGAGTTGCTCACGGCTCGTCCTGGTGTCCATTTTCTTGAACAGCTCATTCAGCTGCTTCACCTGGTCATGGGTGAGGCCCGTTGTCTTCATCACCTGGCCATAAGCGTCATCCAGTTCGGCGGCAGCCTTTGCGAGGTCTTTGACCTTTCCGATACCCAAGTCAAGCATCTGGAATGCAGACTGAATACCCATCAGAATATTGCTGTATTCCGTCAGTTTGAAAGCGGTATCTTTCCAGGCATTGCCAAGTTCCTCGGTCTCTATCTTCTGTGCTTTCAGAATGCCTTTCAGGTGGGCAATATCCTTGCCTTTTTGGATATATTCTTCACACCCTATCGGCAATTTCCTCTGTTCACGTTCCAGCTTTATCACCTCATTTCTGATAGATTGAAGGGTATTTTCAACCTCTTTGCCGTTGACATAGATGGTTACTTTTCTGTTAATATTCTTAGCCATATACGTTTGTATTTACTGCAAAAATACGCACTCTTCGGACAGCCACAGGGGACACCGAATGAAAATATATTTGGTGGATTCAAAATAATTTCGTACCTTTGCACATGAAATGATAGAGATAAAAGACATACACGGGAAGCTGCTTGCGACAATAGATGCCGAGACGCTCGAATTTGCAGATCTGAGCGGTTTGGATCTGTCCTATGCGGATTTAAGAGGTGCCAATCTCGACCATGCCATTCTCTACGAAACAAACTTTGAGTTTGCAGATCTTCGAGACGCAAACCTTCGTCATGCAAAGACATTCAACACAGCCTTCGGTGGTGCTTCGCTCGAAGGTGCCAGCCGAAAGCCACGTCCGGCACTCCGCGCGCCGTGGTTACAATAAAACAAGGGCTGCCCGATGGGTAGCCCTTTCCTCTTTCCTTACCGCTTGAATTTTGTTTTCTTATACTGCTGGAACAGCCGTCGGTCGTCGTCTGTTACCTCTGCCGAGGGCGGGAACAGTCGAAAGCCGATGAAAGCACCTCCGTAGGCCACGCACTTCATCACGGCGCGGAATGGGAAGCGGCCCTGCATACTGTCCACCTGCTCTATGATTTTCTTGGAGCTGGTGAGGAATGCCGAGTCGCTTCCGTCCTCCATTGTCACCGCGATAAGCTTGCGGGTGCCGTTGCTGGTGATTCGCTCTTCCATGCCTTTGTAGACCACGACACAGTTGACAACGTCGTCGATGGAGCAATATTCCACGTCGTACATGCCGGATGCTGTGCCGGTGTCTTCAAAGTCGTACATAGATTATGCGTTGGGGATGTTGAAAATGGCGCAGTCGGCCTCCACCATTTCCTTGATGGCCTTGCGGTCGGCGAGGAAAGCGAGGTAGCCTTCCTTGGCCGAAGCCGGAAGCACCTTCTCCTTGGCGGCGTTGTAGTCGTTGAACAGCTTCTGCTCACGGTGGTCAGGGTAGCGTTCTGACAGCAGCGTCTCGATGATGTGGTTCTGCGTCTTGGGCGCAGCCATCACCAGCGATTTGTGGCGGTACTTGGTCACGGTGTCGGTGTGGGGTTCCTCTTCCTCGGAAGCGGGTTCCACAGTCACCTCTTCGGTGGTCTCTTCGATGTCGAAGTTGTAGACGAAGCCACCTTTGCCGTCGTTGAGGTCGACAATTTTCTCAGGCATGGTGTCGGCCACGACACCTTCATGCAGTTTGATGATCTTTTTTTCCATGGGATAAAATGATTTTGTTGATTAAAAATTCCTTGTGTTTCGGGCTGCAATGAGTCAGCCAGCCATACTCCGAAGGGTAGGCGTGTTTGATGTCGTTTTCGCACTGTATGTCGTAGTCAGCGCGAGTTTTGCGCAGCTTCTCATAGAAGCGGTAGAGGATGCCCTTGCGCAGTCGCACGTCGGCTGGCGAGATACGGAAGCCGACGTGGTCGATGTCGCGTTTGTCGATGGGGAACACCTGCCAGTTGGGATTGATTTCGAGGTGGTCGTGTGTAGCGAGGAAGATGGCGGACCGTGTGAACACCTCATGCAGGAACTCTGAGCTGCTGCCGAGCACCAGAATGTTGTCCATATAGACGAATATGTGGTGTACATGCAGCACTTCGAGGGCGAAGTGTTCGTAGTCTGCCAGGTAGAAGTTGCCGAACATCTGGCTGGTGTAGCGTCCGATAGGCACTCCATTCTTCATGCCGTTGCAGTCGACGATCCTGTCCATGATCAGCAGCATGTCGGGGTCGCCGATTTTACGGCGGTACTTGCCTTTCAGCACGGCGTGGTCGATATTGTCGTAGTATTTGTGTACGTCCATTATCAGGGCGTAGCGTGTGCCTTCCGGGTCGCGCTTGATGGTGGCCACGATGTCTTCGAGACAGGCGTGTATGCCGCGTCCCTTGATACAGGAATAGGTATGGGCGATGAAGCATTGCATCAGGATAGGCTCTGCCACCGACACGACACAATGGTCAATGATACGGTCGGGAAAGTAGGGCGGTATCTTCAAAATGCGTTCCTTCGGCTCATAGATCTTCCTCATGCGCAGCGGCCCTGGGATGTATTTACGGTCACGGAGCATCCAATAGAGCTTGTCGACGTTCTCTGAGAAGTTTTCGTTGAACTTCACGACAGCTCTATTGCGGTGCTTTCTCTGTTGTGACCGTGCCACACAATGCAGCAGGTTGTCCGTGTCGTACAGGTACTGGTAGACATGGCGCACCCGCTTCGTCTTGGAGTAGATGAAGCCACAATCTTCGAAGTCGCTGTACATATAGTTGGGCATACTCTATTTTTGTGCCGAATACTTTTTGAGGTCTCTTGCGTATAGCTACTGGAACTCTTGATATTCTATATTAACTATTTCACCGAGAGGTGAGGTCGCACCCACATTTGCATATCTCATTGATTCGGTATAGGCGGGCCCCGATGTTCGCATTCGCATTCGCAGGACGGTTGTTCGCATTCAGATAGCCGAACCCCGCATTCGCTCCGTTATTCGCATTACCACCGAGCAGGGAGCAGAACCAGCCCTTTATGGATGAAACCCTTTTATTCACTGTTTAGAATTTTTCTCTATGGGAAGGAATGGGCGCGGGCGCGCGCCGCGCGCCGCATTCCGTTTTCCGCATTGCTTCGCCTTGTGTCTTAATTTCGGCACAGGCGGGCCCCGACGTCCGCACCCGCATACGCAGGACGGTTGCTCGCAACCAGATAGCCGAACCCCGCATCCGCTCCGTTACACGCATGACCACCGAGCAGGGAGCAGAACCAGCCCGTAGAGGAACCGTGGTAGTAGTAGTCACCGACACCGGCGGTGGCACCTACGCCAGTTCCGCCCTGCTCCATCGGCAGCGACAGGCCATTTTCGGCCATGCTCTCGCGGGCCAGGTAGCCGTCGGTCATCGGCATAGTGGCGATGGCCTCGTAGTGGTTGTCGGCAGCGAGGCTCTGTGCGCCGTTGTCTGCAGGAGTGAAGAAGTGCGTCGGGTCGTCGCAGTAGTAGGCCGTGAAGGTCGAACCGTCGTTGTAGCACAGCAGGTCGTCGCAGTTGGCCCAGATGTAGGCGATGGGCAGTTCCACACCGAAGAGGCATCCGCATTTGATGGTCTTCTCGGTGCCGTCGGCCTTTTCCAGCTTGTAGGTCACATAGCCGGTGTTGTCGCCCAGGGGAGCGGTCACGCCGTTGGGGATGAACGGCTCGTACTGGCCACCTCCCCACGTCGACCACTCGGAAGAGGTCAGCTTCTCGGTGCTACCCTCACCGAACTCGGTGACATTCTGGATGCCGTAGTTGAGGTATTTGCAGCGGGCACCCCAAGCCAGCTCATTCAGGATGTGGAAGGAACCGATGTGTAGCACCTGTTCCTTGTCGGTGATGCTGTGGGCGGTGTTGACCACTCCGCAGGCCGTGCGGAACTCGGTACGGGTCATGCCGGTACGACACATGCCCAGCTCACTGTGGTAGGTCTCGTCGAGCGTCGTGCCGGTGACGTTACCACCACGGCAGGCTTCGGCCAGCAGGTGGCTGTCGCTTCCCACCTCACCGAAGTACGGGGTGCTGTAGCTGATGTTGTCGGCGGTCACGGTGTGGCGCACAATGGGCGTTTCGTCGCCGCTGGCACACTGCATGTAGGCCATGTTGTCCCACTGCAGCAGGCAGTTCGACACCATGCCGTTCTGCACCAGTGCGCTGTTGGCCACAGTCGTGCCGGTGTACTTGCTGGCCATGAACTTGCTGATAACCATACGGGGAATGAGGGTGAAGCCGGGCAGCGCGATGTCGCTGTAGAGGCGGTAGCGGTCGCCTTCGCGGTACTCTACCTTGATGTAGTGTGCCGGGATCTCGACCATGACATTGCCGTCCTTGCCGGTGAGGTCGGCAGGCACTGTGCCACCTTCTTTGTAGCGGCTGTCGTTTTTGTCGAGGTAGTACTTGACGGTACCGTCGGCATTCTCGACGAAGGAGCGGATGCGCTCCCACCACGGCTGTGCGGCAGGGGTCATCAGTTCGGGGTTGACAGCGTCGAACGCCTGGCTGATGCTGCTACGCCAGTTCTTTTGGCGGATGCCGTAGTACGGCTTCGAGGTCTTCAAGAAGGCCTCCAGGATGACCGCCGATTGATCCACTTGCACGGTCTCGTTGTTGTCCTTGCGGACACCGATGACGCGCACATTGCCAGCGTCGCCGTCGTAGACAGGCAGGCTGCTGGCTCTTCTTACGTTAAATGTACTCATAAAGCTTTAGAGTTTTGGTTAATATAAAAGTTACAAAACGGGTATTTCCAAAGGAACATCGTTTTCGTCGGTCAGGACGTAGTAGTTTTCGTCGGCGAGGAGATAAGCCATGCGGTACATTTCCACGCCGTAGGTCTCGTTTTCCGGGTACCATTCCTCAAACATCACCCTGGGCAGGCGACAGTCGTATTCGAAGGTCATGGTAGCCCCGTTCTGGTCGCCTGCAGCCTTTCCGCTGGTAGCCTCCACGCCGTCGGCGAGGATGGCTCCACGGTCGATGTCGCCCAGCAGGTGCCAGTCGCCGTTGGCCAGCTGCACGAACAGCACGAATTCGAGGTTGGCGGCGATGCCGAGGAAGCCCAGCATCTTACGACGGAAGCCGGGGTGGTGTATTTCGACGGTGGCATGGAAGGAGCGGTTGTCGGCTGTTCCCTGCACCGTATATTTCAGCTCTCCGAGGTCGCGGGATGCGTATATCTCGCCGAACTCGCAGCCACTTTTCAGTGACACAGCCTTCTGTGTCATTGCGCTGCTTCCCACCACGATATACTCTTCAAATTCTTCTGGCATTGCCGTGAGCACGGCATTGATAGCCTCAATGTCGCCTTTCGGCACGAAGAGTAGACGGCGCACACCGCTGGTCACCTTCTCGCACAGGCCCGGAGTACCGAGGCTGACTATTGTTAGATTACAGTTTGTTGCCATATATTCTATTATTAATAGTTTACATCCAATTCGACGATGTCTTTGACCTTTTCGTAAACATCACCGGCACCCAAGGCCTTCAAAGCATCGAGTATGGCGTTAGTCTTCACGCGGCTCTCTTTAAGGTCAGCGGACACAGACACCTTCTTCCCAACGTCACCCAGCCGGTCTTCGATATTGCTGATTCTCGTTGCCGCATTGGTCGGCACCGAAGCTGCTGCCGTTTCTGCCGCATTCTTCGCGTTCACTGCAGCATTTTTCGCGCTCACAGCGTCATTCTTTGCCGATACTGCCAAATCTTTCGCGGCCAATGCGTCGGTCTTTGCCTCATACGCCTGATTGCTTGCGGCCACGATGAGCGCAGCTTCTGCCACCAGGCCGGAAACTTGGGTGTCGCGGGTTGTCTTCTCGCCTTCCAGCGCAGTAATTCGGTTGTTATCTCCCGTGCGGTAGTCTTCGAGGGCCACAATACGGGTGAGGTGGCCGGACAATCCCGTCGAGAAGTCGTCGATACGGGTTCCGAAGTCTCGCACGGCCTGCAGCACCGTCTCGTCGGCTTGCAGGTTCAATTCGTTCTGTGCGCGGTCGCCTATCAGCTCCACGCCGTTAATTTTCGGAATGTTTATCAGGCGTGTATAGTCAATCCTGCCGTTGACCAGCGTGTCGCCTATTGCCGTCTGCTGGCTGTTGACCAATGCTATGAGTTGATTGAGGATGCCGAAAACTTCGCTCCACGTCATGCCCTGATTGAGAGAGGATATAGTAGCCATGAGGTCAGTATATTATATTGTCGTTGGGACTGACATGTTCTGCTGCAATGGCCACTTCGTCCCACACGTCATCCACACTCATTGTCAGTCCTTGGCTGAGTGTGCCAGTGGCGCGGTTCTCTGACTGGTTCTCGACAAAGCGGAAGTCGAACTCCATCTTCACCAGACCTTCCCCGTCATCTTGTACTTTCAGCGATGCCGGTTCCAGTGTGATGCGTACCCATGCCGAGCCGTCTTTTATGTAGTGGTATCTGCCGCCGAGACTGGTGGCCAGCAGTCGGGCAGTCCGTTTGTCAATCTTACCGGCCACGGCGGTGTATTGCTCGTAGTGGCTGGTGATGTCCAGGTACCGGCGGCGGTTCACAGTCACGGCTTCCCCTTCCGTCGTTGCCTGTCGGCGCAGCTCTCCGCATTCCAGCGGCATGAGCATTCCGTATTTGTTCTGCAACAGCAGCAGGTGACTCTCGTAGAGGTCAGGCAGCACACGGTAGGTTCTCTCCCATTGGCCGCCGTCGGTGGTGATCTGCACCGAGTACCACACCACGGTATCGCCGATGGAGAAGTCTGCCGGGCTTGCCTTCATGCGGTAGGGGTAGCCGTTCTTTACGCTGAAATTGCGGCTGATATTGATGCCGCTGCCATCCTCGTAGCGGCCTGTCACCTCCACAGCCACATTCAGTGTTGCTCCGAAGATCTTGGTGGAGTCGTACCACAGGCCATACAGGAACACGGGTGCCGACAGTCGGGTGGCCAAGGTCTTGCCGGTGTCCTCTCCGATCACCCAGAAGGTATCGTTTGAGCTGACAATGAAGCGTTGCCGCTGGCCGCCGTTCCAGTCCGGCAGGTTGTGTTCCGCGTAGCGTTCAGTCATTTCGCCACACAGCGCATACTTATAGCTGGTTGTGATGACCTGTTGCAGCAATGGTGCCGGGCTGCCGTACATTTCGCTGTAGCGCAGCCGGTATTTCATCATGGCGTTGGTGAGCAGCTGCATCTGGCCGTCCGTCGTAGAGGGAAGATCCGGCTGTGGGATATATCCGCGCAGCAGGTCGAGGGGTATTCTTACCCTGCCGTCGCTGTCGGGTGTCATTACCATGTTGTCGCCCTGGTACACTTTCAGGTGGTTGCCGTCGTTGACAGTCACTTCCACCTGTGCCGACACAGAGTAGTTGTCTTTGCGCTTTCTGTCCGTGCCGCCCGATTCTATAGAGGAAGTGATAAGTGTTTTCTCGAAGCCGTCCGGCATACCTGC